TTATCTCCAACTGATCGTCTTAAGTATGTGCCGGACACCTGATGCGGCTGCCCAGATGGGCAACAGCATGAAGAACCCGGCGGTTACAGCCCCCGCGATCAACAACGGATCGAGGGTGGCCGGATCGAACGGCTGCACCGCGGTGTACTGCGCCACTTCCCAGCCGGTCGAACACTGCATGGCGCCGGCAGCGTCTACCGTGATTTCCCCACCACAAACGGTGACGGTCGCCATAAAAACTCCTACGCGGTCTTCGCGGCTTGCAGAGACTTGACCGCCACGAGACGGAAGTCGAAGCGATTCACTTCAAGTGAACCGTAGCCATTCACGCGAAAGCACGACGGTGCCATCGTGTACTCGCCAGCAGGGTAAGCATCAGCCGGTGTGTCGAGATTGATCTTGAATTCGACGGGGTATGGACCGCCCAGATGGATAAAAGCGGTTTGCTCGGTAATGGTCTTTTGCTGACCCTCGTTCGGTCCTTTCTTGATATTCACGACGCGCTGAACCGGCTGAGCGTGATCTTTAAGAATTTCAATTTTCATTGTCTCTCTCTCTTTTTAAGCGGCGTGGAGTTGCGCCCAGGAAGTCACCGCCTGCGCCTCGATAACGCGACGGCGGATCGGAACGACCTTGCCTTTAGCAAGATCGGCATCACCCAAGCCGGCGGCTCGGAGAATTTTCAAATTGCGGTACCAGGTGGTCTTACTGTGGAGATGGCGCGCACCATCCCAGCCACGGGACTGAATCAGCGCCCAGCATCCAAGGGCTGCTCTCGCCTGCCCTTCCGTGGGCGCTACCTGAAAAACGCGTTCGTTCAATTCATCTTCGGTAGCCATTTCCGCCTCTCCAATCATTCGGTCAAAGTAGCTTTTCCACTCAGCTTTCAAGTCTTCCGGTTTTACCGATAACCAGTCGTTTCGCCGAAACCATTCACGGGCCAGCTTCAATTCCAGGCGCAAAAGTCGATCAGCATTTGCAATGTCCTGCGCCGTGTAGGGACAGCCGGTGTAATCCGGTTTTTTCATGAGGTGCTTCAGGTGGGGGCCTTTCGCATACGCCTTGCCGCTGCGAATCGTGGAGCCGTGGGACCAGTAAACGGTGTCGCCCTTCTGCTGACTCACCCGGTAACGGCCACCTTCGCAATCGCGAAGAATCGATAACGCCTGAATCACTTCATCCAGGCTGGCCAACGCCAGATTCTCGGTGACATCAACACGCGAACAGATCCAGCGATCCGGGCCGGGCAGCTCAGCGCCCAAGGCGCCGGCCACCCAGCGGATCATGTGATCCGCACAGCCACGGAGGTCGAGAGCGGCGGACGGGCCAGCGCCGAACACCGCGTCACCGTCGCCGATCACCCGAGCGGGCGAGCCCTGAATCCAGAATTCCAACGCCCCTGCCCTGACGCTGATCTGGTGGGAATCACTGCGGATGCTGTCCCAGGCCGAAGAGGTCCAACGTTCCTCACCCGTCTGCGGGCAATACCGGGTGATCCGATCACCCATGGCCAGCACGGTGCGCTTGGCGTCGTCGGAAAGACGCTCGTAGGGCACGCGGATCGTCAACCAATCGATCATCATCGGCGGTCCCCTCGAGTCTCACCTGTGAGACAAAGGGGCGCACTGTCCAAACGTTCAGTTTTTTGGCCATGTTTTGGGGGGAGAGTCCCACCCATGGGACTAAGTTGCGGTGTTACTAGGGCCGCAACTTGGGGGCACTGCCCTTCCGGACAGTGCCCCTCAGAAGAAAAAACCCCGGCGGGAGACTCAGGGGGGAGCGCCGGGGAATGAGGAAAGCCAGAAAACAGGTCGCCTTGTAGCTCGATCAGGAGCAGCTGGCGAGCAGGGTCAAAAGACGGTTGATCATGGCACGCGGAGCCGTTCGGGGCGGCAGCAGGCCGCCGGGCCCCGCGAAAACGCGCCAAAGTGCGCTGAGAGGCCGTATGGGGGCCGTGCGGGTCCCACTGGTCCGGGGGGCAAGGTTTCGCCCGTGAAACGCCTGTGCGGCTTTCAGGCGCCTTGTGCGGGCTATCATGTCCGGCTTCGCCGGCCATCGGGTGCGAACTGCGGCGACGGGAGCTCATATCAGGCCCGCTCACAGCTGCTGGAACCAGACGTATGAGGTGTAGAGCGCAGCGGCGCCGAGGAGCATGGCGCGACCGGGCAGTTCCGTGGTCGCAGTGAAGGCGACGTACCAGGGGAACAGGGCCAGGGCGAAGACGATGGCCAAGAGGCCGTAGGCCGGCCAGCTCATTCGAGGACCAGGGTGTGGCTGACACTGGCGTCAATCACGAAACACACCATCGACGAATGTTCAGCCCAGTCAATGGCACCGGCAGCCTTCAGGCCGTCGAGAATCCCGAACAACCGGTCCGAAAGCGCGGGCCGGTTGGGGTGATCCGGCGATGACAAGTCTTCAAGCGGCTGCCGGAGAAGCGGAAATTTTTCTACGATCTCTTTCGGTTTCATCAGAATATCCCCCTATCGACCTTTCCGGCTGGAAACGTTCCCGACCGGTAACGCGAGAACTGTTACCGCGCGGGAACGTGTTGTCAAGAGGAAACGTCTGGTGCCTAATACCGCGCAAGGAGGAACGCCGATGAAATCGAGCAACGATTACCTGGACGAAATGCAAAAAACTCTCGGTTTATCAAGCGACTACGCTTTGGCAAAAGCATTGGGCGTAGCACGGTCAACCGTGAGCAGATACCGGAGTGGAAGACCTCTCGATCTGGAATGCGCGTGGATAATTGCGGAAGCGTTGAACATCGATCCCAGCGAAATCATCGCTGTGGCGGAGATCGAGCGAGCGGAACGCTCGCAAGACCCGGAGAAGGCGGCCACGTGGAAGGCCCGATTTCAAGCAGTGACGGCCCACGTAGCGGGCGTGCTGGGCGTGATAGCCCTGCCCTATCTGATAATGGCAACCGATCAACTTTGTATATTATGTCAAATAGACCATCGGGGCGGGCGGACCCGGGCAAAGCGTCAACTGGCATGATCTACCGTGTGCAGCACGGGAGATCGACATGTTTGAACAAATGGCCCTTGGCCTAACCCCCGCAGAAATCGCCGCAATCGCCGGCGTCCATCCAACAACAGCACGCCGCTGGAAACGTACCGGACACGCACCGACCTGGGCAGCCCGATTGCTCGCGCTGCACATCGGCGGCGCCTTACCCACGACCTGCCCGACCTGGGCGCACTGGCGGATCACGGGCAGCTACCTGATCGATCCCGCCGGCATTGAGTACTCCGCCGGCCAAGTCATGAGCCTGTGGGCCGTCGAGCAGCTGAAACGAGATCTCGAACGCCGACACCGGGCGCCGGTTCAATACCTGCTGGACATGTAGCCCAAACACAAGATGTTGTAACCAGGCAGCTGGCCTGGCGCACCACATCTTGTGTTTGCGATTAAGGGTTGGCGAAAATCGCCTTATGTTTTTCTGTAATAAGACGGAAGGTATTGACTTTAAAATAGCGCTTTTAAAACAGTGACTTGAACGTTTTTTTATTTTGTCAATTTATTTTTGTTTATTCTGTTTTGGAATTAACGTTGAACGGCCGTTGGCATTTTAGCTGCCGAACGGAACGACTGAAAGCGAGGAAAGCTGATCAGAGACTCACCGGGTCGCTATGCTCGCCGGTGAGTCTCTGATCAGCTTTCCTCGCCGTCAGACGACAACGACGGCAGCGGGATGCCGAAGGTGGCGCGCGAGGGTTCCTCTGGCCGCCTGCAGGTAACGGTCCGGCTGGAACCGTTGATGGAGAGAATCAACATGCACTGGGTGACCGGCTTGATCGTGTACTTCAGGGCAACCAGATCGCGGAACCCCAGTTCAGCGTAGCCGCCGCTGTTGTTCTCCACGGAAAGCCGGTACTCCATCACGTCGCCGTGCTGGTTGTTCCAGATGATGGAAAGGTCGCGGCCGGAGAGCGGGTCATCGTGCCGAGGCGGCGCCGGGCGGCGCTGGACCGGCTGATACTGTGGCGCGGGATGAGCGGCGGCACCGTCGACAGCGGCGGTCTGTTCCTCACCGTCAGCGCCGTAGTCGTCAGAGACATAAAGCAAGCCCCACACAGCTATGACAGACAGGATCAGCGCAAAGATCAGCCGGCCAATGATGCCGCTGGATTTCAACATGTTATAGCGCTTGTCCGGCTTTTCCTCGACACCGGCTTCACCGGTACTGCTCATTGTGTGGCTGTAGTAGAAATCGAAGTTCTCCGGCTTGTAGCTGCGGAAAAGCTGGCGAACCCGGCTCTTAGCCGGCGGAGACGGGCCGGCAACAGGCCCCTGGTAAACGTCGATCCGGAAACGCTTTTCCTGGCCAACCACGGACAGCTTCACGGACCGGTACGTGAACTCGACCAGCGAGCGGGCGAACATCGCGATCCAGCCCAGGTCCTGGGTAACGAACACGATTTCTGTCGCAAAGCCATCATCGCCGACCATATGCCGGTGTTCAGCGAGAATGGACTTGTGAGCGTCGGATACTTGATTCGCCTTCAGGCCGGATGGCCAGAGACGCCAGAGTTCATCGATCACGCAGATGGAGCCCGGCTCCAACACGTCCTGGAACCAGCTGGGATTGTCGATCAGGTCCTGAATGTCGAAATGCTCCGGGCAGGCGCCGTATCGCTCCATCCAGGCGTCACGCTTCAACGGGATATTCGTGTAAACCCGGCGACCTGACTTTATGGCGGGCATTAACACCTCGACCACGACACCGTAGCTCTTTCCACTGCCGGGCAAGCCGGTATAAGCGATGATGCTCATCCGATCAGCGGGATTCGACGTATCAGAAAGCGCAGCGTGTACGCCGACACAAACACGGTCATCCCGAAAGGCAACTGCAAGATGCCGGACAACCACAGCATGCTGTCCGGAAGGGAGACCGATGCAGCCTGGTCAAGCCAGCCCGGAACCGGGATCGCCTCGATGACCGAAATCACCGAGCCGAGCAGCATTTCCAGGAGCCACAGCACGAAGTCGTTCACGCCGTCAACGAAGTGGCCGGTCCAGCAGCCAACATCATAGAACGCGCAAAACTCTGGCTCTTCCAT